ACCTTCTTTACGGAGTTTGCTGATCTTAGCCGAAGCTGCTTCTTGCTTACCCTTCTTAGTGTAAGGGTATTTCTTTCCGTTTACCATTGGCATACCATTCTCCTTAGAATTGGAATTGAACTGCGGTTTCAGGGATAAACTCTACTGTTGCTATATAGGTTACTGTGTTGGTGCCAGAGTTTTGTACACGAATCTGGTCACCAGCCTGCATTACTACTTCGGCATTACTAAGCAAAATAAACTCACCAGCGCCTAAGTTCTTACCGCCAACAATAAAGTATTCAGTGTTAGTAGAAGAGTCATACCAGTAGACCTTTGGGGTATCGTTACCAGTAAGGCTAATTACATACATGACCTGCCACAGACCGGTATTCTTCGTAGGCACCGTAAGAATAGTATCCTTGGTAGTAGTGGTCTTAGTTGTAACTGCTGAGACTTTTCTGCTCATATTAACCTATTTTAAGAACTAAACTTAGTAGCAGAACTACGATAAAGCCAGTAGTCCCAAGAAGGATCTGTTCTAGTCTTTTTAGTCTAGCGTTGATGCCTGCATAGCGTTCAGCGCAGACTGCTTCATGGGTATCAAGTTGGCCTTTAACTTGGTCTATTGGTGACATCACTATCTCCACTTAGGTCCTTCCATCCAGGCTACTAGCGAGTGTCTAGTGCCATTGGTTACGGGGTTTACCTTATGAACTACAAAGGAGGGAAACACTAAAACAGTTCCTTGTGTCTTAAGGTGTTCTTGTTTAGGGGCGCTGAGATGTAACGGCTGCATCTCAAACTCTCCACCTTCATACTCTTCTGGGCTAGACAGTTGGCACACCAGAGATAACTTTCTGTGTACTTGCCTACCATCATCCCAGTTTACATCATTGTGCCAATTATAATAACCTTGGTCTTCTGCGTTGTACTCTGTAAACTGAATCTCATTTAAGTGCCACAACTCAGATCCAAAGGCATTATGATTGGCAATATGAAATAAGTTTGTTATCTCATGGTATAGCCAACCAAGGTCTTTGTTGTCTCTAGCAATCCACCTAACCTTACTTCTACGAATCTTGGTGTCTACGTTAGAGCCTTGGAAACCTATTACTGCATCCTGCGGTTCTATCTCTTTTGCTTGTTCTATTATGGTGCTACAAAGTTCTTTAGGATACCTCTGCTGCCACATCTGCCACATTGCGTTCAATTATTCTTCCTTATCAGCAGGCAAAGGTTCATTACCTTTTGCAAGCCATTCCTTAAACTCTGGGTAGTCCTCAGTACAAGTCAGTCTGCATTTACCATCATCGTCAATACGAGCGTAGATGGTTTGACCGTCAACAACTGAATGAATTTTGTAAATCATAGTTCAGCACTCCATGCGAGATATGCTGAGGCATTATTAGACCGCAAGAAAGAACCTTGCCCTGCTGTAAGACCACTTGCTACTGTTGCGGATGTCCAAGCAAGCCAGTTTGAGGCATTTTGAAAAACAGGAACCGCAGAAAGATTGGTATCAGTAGCAGCGTGCCTTATCCTATAATGTGATGCAGTACCTGACTGCTCTAGTGCTGTTGGGGCAGTTCGCATTTCAACAGGAAAAAATGTTATAGACTGTCCAGAAGTTGTTGATTCATTAAATCCAGAACCAAAAGGCACGTTTGTAGAACCCGTAATCTTCCAGTAATACCGCTGACACAACGCCAACTCAGTCCCATAGTCTATGCGCTCAAACGGGGTAGCAACAGAGCCTACTTCGAGTTGTACGCCTGTGACAAACCAAGTGGCGTTGAGAGTGCCGATGACTGAGACTGCGCCTGTGGCTGACAGGTTGTTGTTACTGTTCCATGCGCCAGCAGTACCGCTTCTGTCAGGGCCAAGACCAAGACCAAAACTTATTAAAACACCCTCTCCTGTAGTAGTCAGCCAAGTTCCGCTAGTGTCGCCAGCAATCGTTACAGTTTTATATTCCCAAGTGTCGGCAACAGAAATGGTATATGTATAAGGGTAAGACCTATCTGCCGCAGAATTTCGTAATGAACCACCAAAAGTACCTGTAAGACTAGAGCGAACCCAAAACGATAATGTTACTGTCTTGGCGTTAGCTGTTCCCCAGCCAAGGTCTGCAATATTTGTTCCCTCAATTCTTTGAAAGAAAAAACATCCTTGGGTTGTTGTTAAAGTTCCGTCGGCAGTTGTTGTAGTCATTTTTACTGAATTAACAAATCCTGCTGGCGCAGATGAATCCTGTTGTGCTGAAAAAGCACCATCAGTGCTGTTTACTACGACAAATCTATCAACAGGGAATGAAGAACTCGTAGTCACCGCCGCAGTGCCTCGCTGTGCAATCCTCATGTCACCATTGATGATGCGGTTACGGAAGCCTTGCAGACTATCCGCAGTAGGGGTCATGCTATTTATCGTAGCGGTATTGCCACCACTAGCGTCAGTTATAGCGTTTACTTTTACGGTGCTCACTTAGGATACCTCGCTTTTATTTCGGCAACCTTGGCCTGCCATTCTTCCATCGTAGCCTCACCACGCTGGGCTTTGAAGAACAAGGCATCTGCTTCGGATATGTAGGCAGTACGGCGGTTCTCAGTAGCAATACGGGCTGGCTCAAGTGCGGTCAGCCTAGCCACCTCTGCGGCAATCTCTGCCCCTGTTGGCTGGGTTTGTGCCTGGTCTAGCCACTCTAAGTCATTGCCACGCAAGGCCCATTGTGCGCCTGGGCGTAAGGATTGGAGAGCATCTGCTTTAGTAATCATGCCGCAATCTCCATAAGAGTAATGGATGCAGTTTCCCCTGTGAATGATCCAAAATCACCATTAAAAAATGCAGTTGATGATGCATTTTGTGTTACAAACTGTATTTTATAAGTTGTAGATGATGTGGTAGCAGGTGAATCTAAATAAACAAGTGACGACCCCGTGTAGACACTACCTGCTCCAGAGTATGATACGCCCTGAGTAAAAATTGCAGTAGAGCCTCTAACTATTCTATTTAACGATCCACCAGCCGATGCCGAAGAACCAACACCAGCACTAGAAATTATTAAAATTTTAGAAGAAGATGATGACGGAGTAATTGATGCTGACAGTCCAGTATCTGTATAGGTTGTAGATGTTGTTGTTGAGAAAGTTGCTAATGTTGCTTGAACAACTTGCAACACACTACCAACAGGAAACCCCGTAGTTGTCGCGTTAGTCAGTATTGTCCCCGTGTTATCAGGAAGTGTGAGCGTCCTGTCTGTATTGGTATTAGGGGCCGCTATTGTGAGCGTACCTGTGCCACTAGCGTTACCAGAAAGCGCTATTTTGCTCATAGTGGTTCCACAATAGATTTAAGTGTGGCTACATCTGTAGCGGCATCAATGTCGCTTTGAATGACTGCATACTTATCACGGATAGCCTGCCGAGCAACTTCGGCCTGAACAGCATCGTTGCCGGGAATCTGCTTCATAATTACTTCGTCGTAGGGTTTGAACTCCTCAGCACGAGCAGCACGACGCTTCTCATGGGCAATGTCTTTGGCTTTGGTTAGGTTAATCGTAATCATGCTTTCACCTCACCATTTAATTGTTGCCATGCTTCTTCGTCTAGTTTTATTAATTCGTGCCACTCTGTTTCAGTAAACAAATCTTCATTGCGCCAAGTGTCTTTGATAAATGTGACGCCTTCGTTTTCGGCAACGTGGTTGATGTACTTGAGGAGAAGGTCTTTGTGGTTAATCATTGCTGTACTCCCATGCGTTCCTAAAAGTTCTATCAGAAGGGATGTTAGCAACATCTACAATCTTGTAGGGCTTGCCAGCAGGAACATCCTTGGCGGCAATCTCTTCGATGCTTAAACCACAGTCAGCAGGGACAATGATTGCTACACCGCCATCATCGTTTGGGTAAATAATTCGTTGGTTCATGTTTGCTCCTAATTAGCGGAAGATGGCGACAAGAACTACTGCGTTGTCGGATTTGCTCTGCGATCCACCGGAAGAGTGGAGCCTTGTATGTACTACTACGCTGCTTGTTGTGATTTGAACATCACTACCAACAACAGCATAAACAGCCCCTGCAGAACTGCTGGCAGAACCACAATTTGCAACCGTAGAATAATTCGCATCTGGCATTGCAGTTGTGAAGTTTACTGTGTAGTCACCAGTTCCGTTGTCAGTAATACTCGACACATTGCCATCTTCACGAATCGCAACAGTACCTGTGCCATTGAAGTTCACCCAAGCACGACATCCGTATGCAGTAGCGACTGAACCATAGCCGGAGTTAAATTGAAGATTGGCACTAGAGTCAAGTCGCATGACCTCAGTACCGCCTTCAGCAAAGGCTATAGTGTCAGCCGCAGGGAAGAAGATGCCTGTGTTAGTATCTGCACCCTGTACCGCTGGCGTACTAGCAGAGCCGTCAACACCCGCTATGCCTGTTGTACCGTTAATCGTAATTGTCATATTAGATCACCACCCATCGTGCGCCAGAATCTATTGTGACCGTGAACCCAGAATCAATTGTGATAGGCCCGATAGAACCAGCATTATGTGTTCCAGTTATTGTGATGTTCTCTGCAATTGACTGAGCATTCCAAAAGATTGCCTTGTTAGCGGCAGAGCCTTCAAACTGACCGCCAGTAGGAGTATCCCATGTGGTGTCGTAGTCTGTACTAGAGGCTTTCTTTAGATACTGCCCAGTAGTACCACCAATAGCAACACCGGGGCCGGTAGGACCAGTTGCCCCAGTCGGTCCAGTAGGTCCTGTTGGGCCAGTTGGGCCGGTAGGTCCTGGTGAGCCTGTTGGTCCTGTCGTGCCTGTCGATCCAGTCGGCCCTGTAGGTCCTGTAGGGCCGGTAGGACCAGTCGGAATAGTAAAGTCAAAGACTGCGGCTGAAGACGACCCACTGTTGGTTACAGAGGCGCTACCACCTGCTGGACCTGTAGTGGTGGTTCCAACAGCAATGGTAGCTGCTGATCCTGCCGGTCCAGTTGGGCCAGTAGAACCTGCTGGGCCTGTCGGGCCTGTGGGGCCTGTAGAACCAGTAGGACCAGACGGACCAGTGGGTCCCGTAGGGCCAGTAGTGCCATCAGGAATACCAAAGGACAGAGAGACCGTTGTGGAGTTATACGATACAGTCGGCGTTGAGCCAGCAGGCAACGAAGAAGCCGCTACATCTAAATCAGTTGTAAAGTTAATTGTACTCTGAGCAGATGCCGCCGCAGCAGCAGCACTCGCAGCAGACTGGTTAGCATAAGTAAGTGCTAACTGCGCTGTGTTTGCTTGATCTGCTGTTGCATCGCCGGGACCACCGGGACCACGATATATCGCCATGTTAGTACCAGATTGGAATATAACCGCTTGCGTCTGTTGACCAAGCCTTGGTTAGTGTAGCATCTTCATAGACATTGATGTAGTCAATGCCTGCGACTTTACCTGTCGTACTAGCAAGAACATCTACAAACATAGCACCAGCATTGTCATAAGTATTGTATTGTGCGGGTGCAGAACCTAATTTCTTTGTGGGGATGTAGTCAACCCAAGCAGTTAAGCCAGTAGTGCTTGCAAGCGAGTTTACGACCATTTTTGTTGTACCGTTTGCGGTTGCATAGGTAGTAGGGTAGCAGCGAGGTATCATTTTAGTCCTCTATGTTGTTTTCTTTAACACCCTCAGCGAAGATGCTAAAGAAAAGCCTCCTAAGAGGCAAAACCGTAAGGTTTAGAATGCTGGACGTGCTACAACAAATTTTAGAGTAGTAGAAGCCAGATTTACTGCACCAG